AGGCAGTTTGCGTCTTGCGTTCTGGTTGATTGTGATGACACCTTGGATAGCATCTTCAGCAGCGATATGGCTATTGGCAAGTATGTTGCTCAAAGGGCAGGAATTGGCATCAACGCAGGCAGGATCCGTGGGATCAACAGTAAAATCCGTGGTGGAGAAGTCCAGCATACAGGCGTTGTCCCTTTTCTCAAAAAGTTTGAAGCAACTGTCAGATGTTGCACTCAAAATGGAGTGCGTGGTGGATCAGCGACTGTCCACTTTCCAATCTGGCACCAAGAAATAGAAGATATTATTGTACTTAAGAACAACAAAGGTACAGAAGATAATAGAGTAAGGAAACTAGACTATAGTATTCAGATCTCTAAACTATTTTACGAAAGGTTTATTGCTAACAAGGAGATTACTTTGTTCTCTCCTCATGATGTACCAGGTTTGTATGATGCCTTTGGCACACCAAGTTTTAATGAACTATATGTAAAGTATGAGAATGATTCTACTATACCTAAGACCAAAGTTAAAGCACAAGATATTATCCTAAACATTCTTAAGGAGAGAGCAGAGACAGGTCGTATCTATATCATGAATATAGATCATTGCAATGATCACTCATCCTTTAAAGACAAGGTGAACATGAGTAACCTATGTCAGGAGATAACTTTGCCAACTGAACCTATAGATCATATAGATGATGGTAAAGGAGAGATAGCATTATGCATTCTATCTGCTATTAATGTAGGTAAGATCTCTAAGATTGAAGAGATGGAAGAACTATGTGATCTTGTAGTGAGAGGACTAGAAGAACTTATTGACTATCAAGAGTATCCAGTTGCTGCAGCAAAACTCAGCACAATCTCACGTAGATCATTGGGTGTTGGTTACATAGGACTAGCACACTTCCTTGCTAAGAATAAAGTTAAGTATGATTCACCAGACGCATGGAAGTTAGTTCATACTTTGACAGAACATTTCCAATATTATTTGTTAAGATCATCTAACAAATTAGCACAGGAGAAAGGAAAGTGTTTAGCTTTTGAACACACTAAGTATTCTGATGGTATTCTTCCTATAGATACTTACAAAAAGGATGTAGATGACATTACACCAAATGACCTTTCACTTGATTGGGGAAGTCTACGGGAGGACATACTCACTCACGGACTCAGGCACAGCACGTTGTCGGCACAAATGCCATCGGAAAGCAGTTCCGTTGTGTCAAATGCCACTAACGGAATCGAACCCCCAAGAGATTATTTGTCCATTAAAAAATCCAAGAAGGGACCTCTTAAGCAGATTGTACCAGGCTATCCGTATCTAAAAAACAATTACACACTGCTGTGGGATATGAAATCTAATGATGGCTATATAAAAGTTACTGCAGTTATACAAAAGTTCTTTGACCAAGCGATCAGTGGCAACTGGTCTTACAATCCAGAGAACTATCCTGGCAATGAAGTACCTACCTCTGTGATGGCAAATGATTTACTAACCACATACAAATATGGTTGGAAGACTTCTTACTATCAGAATACATATGATGCTAAGAAAGATGGTGATGACATCATAGAAGAGAAGAAGAGTAAACTAGAGTGTTTACTAGCGGAAGTAGAAACAGCAGATGACGACTGCGAATCATGTAAGATCTAATGGAACAAGTCCTAATGACAGACAACTGGAATGGATATTCTAACGAAGAAAAATTTGATGGGGTAACGGTATTCAATACCAACCCTGTTGATAGTAAAAAGCAACCTATGTTCTTCGGGCAACCTCTTGGTATGCAGAGATACGATGAGTTCAAGTATCCTGTGTTCGATAAACTAACTACACAACAGTTAGGATATTTCTGGAGACCAGAGGAAGTATCACTGCAAAAAGATAGAGCAGACTATAAGTTGCTGACCCCAGAACAAAAGCATATATATACTTCAAATCTGAAGTACCAGATCATGCTTGATTCTGTTCAAGGTCGAGCACCTGGTATGGCATTCATGCCCTATTGCTCTCTTCCAGAACTGGAGGGAGCAATGAATGTATGGCAACTCATGGAGATGATCCATAGTAGATCATACACCTACATAATTAAAAACGTATACCCTGATCCAAGTGAAGTGTTCGATACTATTCTTGGAGATGAAAAGATACTAGCTCGTGCAACCTCAGTAACTTCATCATACGACGCACTTATTAATCATGCACATGAATACGACAGCGGTAACATCTGGAGGATGGCTGCTGAAGGTCACCCATCTGGAGCATATGACAGGAAAGAACTCAAAAGAAAACTCTACCGAGCAGTACTCAACGTCAACATTCTTGAAGGCATTAGGTTCTATGTCTCCTTCGCTTGCTCGTTTGCATTTGGTGAACTCAAAGTTATGGAAGGATCCGCTAAAATTATCTCTCTTATCGCCAGAGATGAAAGCCAACATCTTGTCCTTACTCAACAGATCATCAAAGCCTGGCAAAATGGTGACGATGAAGAAATGGTGGACATCGCTGCAGAAGAAAAACCCAACATCATAAACATGTTCAAGAATGCTGTTGAAGAAGAGAAAGCATGGGCAGCACACCTCTTCAAAGATGGTAGCATGATAGGACTAAATGAAAAACTATTGTCACAGTACGTAGAGTTTACTGCTAACAGAAGACTACGTGCACTTGGTTTTGATCCACTGTATGACATTGGTATCAGAAACAATCCTTTACCATGGACACAGTACTGGTTAAATAGTAAGGGTCAGCAGAACGCACCACAAGAAACGGAGATTGAATCTTATGTCGTTGGAGGAATCAAACAAGACGTTGAACAAGACACCTTCAGCGGGTTTAAACTTTGAAACAACATTTGGCAAGGGTGTAGATCCTTGGTATGCAAAGGCAGAGAGGTGGGCAAAGAAGCAACGCTTCCCCATCTCTTTTCTATTGCTAGGTGCTATTGAGTGGTTGAAAAATAAATGGATTGATGTTAAAATATATAATACAATGCGTGACGTAGATCGTCAGGCAGATGCAATCAAAAAGATTTGGGAGGAAGATGACAGAACAGAACCGAACATCGTGGAGACAGGAGTATTTGGAGATGAAGGCTGGTCTATCGAAATTACAAATCCGATTGTTGGAGGAGGGTCCTCATCAACTAGCACAGGCATGGTTACTCCAAGCGATGCACAACGACTACAAGAGGATGAAGGGGATCAAGGAACCGCCCAGTAGAGAATCGGGATACCAGACATCATTGAAGGAGTGGTTTCAGAACAATACTTGACTAAATAATTATGTCATGTTATCATGACATTACGTTCAGTATGATACACTCATACCGCAAGTAAGCCGACTCGGAACGGGTACGTTCATCCCTATGCCAGTAATTTTTTTCCTATCTGTATTGGCATCACATGAACCAGTCCATTGGACTATTAAATGTGATCAGTGGTCAGAACTAGCTGTAGAAGTTATGCAAGATGAATATCTTGATGACAGAAGCAAATCAGATCTGATTAACTATTTTGCTACCAAGGTAGAAGAAGAAGGATGTTTTAGGGACGCAAAAGCCGACTGAAGGAACGGATTTAAAAGTCCAATTACTTTAGGAGAAACCAAATGGCACAAGTCACATACCGTGGTGTTAAATATGACACCAATGACTCAAAGACTCAGCAAACAAACAAGGTCGATCTAGTTTACCGTGGTGTAAAATTAGAAAAAGAACTCGTCGCTAATAAGTGATGTTAGTTACAACTGAAATCATGGTAGCATCCATGGTTTTCATGTGGTTGATCTATGCTGAAGTCAAATTACTATACAGATAGTAAAACTTCTCCCTGACTACATATGGTAGTCGGGGATTTTTTTATGCAACAAAGCAGATTAAAACAATTAATCACAGAATTGGAGGATCTTTTAGCGGAATTAAAAACAGAAGTTTATGCAGACCCAAGTGCATACATTGACAGAAATGGAGAACAGTGGTATAGTGGTGAAGACGATGACGGATACCCAGATTGATTATGAAAATCCCTGGTTATATAAAGGTACAGCTTTCACTACTAATGATATTGGCGACTTCTTCGGTTTTGTCTACAGGATTACAAATTTACAGAATGGTAGACAGTACATCGGAAGAAAATATTTCTACCAAAAACGTAAACCCACTGGCGGTAAGAGAAGAGTTACAAAGGAATCTGACTGGAAGCGGTACTACGGAAGCTCTGAGGAACTTAAACGAGACATTAAAGAGTTTGGTAAACAAGTATTCAGAAGAGAAATTATAAGTCTACATAATACAAAGGGTTGGGTTAATTACGAGGAGACCAGACAACTCTTTTTAAATAATGTACTAAGTGAAACTGAAAACTATTACAACTCAAATATCCTTGGCAGATACATGAAAAAAGATTACTACAATGAACAACGTACCGTCTGAAATTAAATCACAATGCGATGATCTACTAGAGTGGCATCAAGCTCGTTGTGATGCATTAGTAGAAGACAAACAGTATGAAGATATGTATTCACTTTATATGGAATGGCATGAATGGATTGAAGAAGATAATCCAAGTGTGATGGTGTTAGGGCATTGGGATGAAGAAGAGTGATGTAGATTATCTTTATGGATGGGCACGAACACAAGATTTTCCCTTACGACGAGCACCTACTGCTGTTGGTTATTCTAACAAGGATATATATTTCTGCTGGTTGAAAGGACATAGAGAGGATCATGGTTGTGTTCGTAAAAGTATCATAGAGGATCAAAAAGTAATAGATATTCTAGAAGATGATGAGATACTTCTAGCTACAATATCTCTTTTTGAATCAGGAACAGAACTAGGACCTCATAAAGATCCACCAGTTTATAATAAAAGTAAAAAATCAAAACCAAAAAAATACAGAAGAATACAAATACCTTTATACATACCTTCCAATGAATGCTACATGATTTGGAAAGGAGAAAAAGTTCTCTGGGAAGAAGGAGTTCCACAAATATATGATGTTATGGATCATGTACATGAAGGGTATAATTATTCTGACGACGATATGATTTTTCTATTCATTGACATTTTAAAGAAAGATGACAACAGTAACTTGTACTAAATGCAATAATACAATACAGTCTAAACATGAACATGATTACAGGATGTGTGGTTGTGACAATCAAACATATGTTTGTGGTGATACCTATGGTGGACTAGACATGAGTTATGTGGTAGCATTAACTGAACCTAAAGAAGAGAAACAAATTAGAGTAGGAACAGAAGCACCACGAAGAAGAACAACTAGAATGATTGACGTAGATATTAGATGAATATTTTTCAGTATGATCAAGTAGTTTCCCCTCGAACTCTGGAGACGTTGATATCTGAAGTAGATGTCTTCAAAGATAAAATGCAAGGAAATGCTTGGATAGGATTGCATGATGAACCAGATAATCCTATTGAACAATTTATTATAGACTCATATGATTTTCACTTTGCTGATAAGTGCGAAGGTGTAGTTGGATTTGAATGGTGGATACATGTCATGGAGAAAGATACTCAGATGATTACATTTCATGCTGACCATGATGAGGATAAGAGAATCAACGAGGGTGACATGAGTTTTCCTATGTTGGGAACTTGCTTATACTTAGATGATAATCCTAACCCTACTATATTTTTTAACACTGAGCAAACTAGTAAATATGAAAAAGAAATAGAACCCTTTCCTCCTACTAGTGCAGTGTTTTCCTACGCAGATAGGGGTAAGTTTTTAGTTTATAATCCTAGGTATCTTCATGGAATATTACCATGTAGTGACAAGCAGAGCACACTATGGTATAATGTATGGCATTATAAACCAAAGAACCTTGACAGAGTAGGTCTGTCACGTTTGGGTTTTGATAACGGTCACTATATAATGAAGAAGAGAAATGATCCTGTTCTTTATTTGGGTGATACTGTTACCTTTGGTATGGATATTCAGCAAAAAGCTATGACTTTAAAAGGTCCTCATGGGGCACAAGGCATAGGAGATTTATGGGAAGTAAACCAATGATCGAAATTTCAGAAGAGGATCTCAAGAAAAAAGAGAATCACTACATACAATTAGCAGAGAATGGAGAACCCATACTGGTTACTAAACCAGATGGTAACAAGTACCTTATGGTTCCTCAGAAACCAGATGATATGAGACATCTATGGGATCATGACGATGGTGCATAAATAATTAAAAACATTTGTGTAATGGAATGGTTACCTCATGTCGTTATAAAGGCAGAAGATGATGCTTGTGTCAAGACGGCTACTACCGCATTAAGAACTCTACACGTTGGGTTTCCTGATCAGACAGCTACTGTACATCTTATCAGTCAGAATCAGAACATCGTAAAGTATGTTAAAGACTTGTGTGTACAAGGTGGCCACAAGTTACATCGTTATGCACATACAAGTGGATCACAATTAAATTATCAGTTAGTAAAAAACAATAGACTACCTATCGTTCTCATTAGAGGTACGGTAGTTTTTTATGAGGACATGAGTGACTATAGTACTACTAAAATATTTGGTGGTGATACATTACCTTGTAGATATATGTTCAAAGGTAATAAAAAAGTAGTTATCATGAGTGGTATAGAAAAGAGTGTAGTATTTGTTGCACAACCACAGAAGTTATGTGCTGAAGTAAATTCTTTAACTGCTCTCTGGAGTGTTGATGCTGACCCTAAAGATACTCAAAAATGGGGACAACAGTGGGTAGTAAAAGATGGCATTGCATATGAACAAGAATCAGGTGTGTTCAACTTGATGTATCACTGGGACAAATCTCAGTTTGCTAACTTCAATAAGAAGACTTCATCAAAATATGAGAGTGTATTTGCTGGTAATAACTACCCAGAGATGGTAAAGCAACTAGAATCTAATGGAGAAGAGACAGGACATATAACCAAGTACATTGACTGTGCACTTAATGATGATTGGGATGGAATACGAGGAGCTCGTGACACATTGCTTGACAATCTTAAAGAAACTATTATAAAATAATGCTATATAATACTGAACAGCAGTATTACAATGGCAGAAACCAAGAAAGGAGAGGAGAAACCAAAAGGTCCTCTTGGTAAACTCAAGGAACATATGGATGATAAGGAGGAGCAACTTGCTATCCTATCTACATTCGTTAGACTTGGAATCTTAATCTGGTCTGGTGGGATATTAACATTAAATTACGTTACGATACCAGGTTGGGAACAAGATAAGATTGATCCGACCTTTATAGCTTCGGTTTTCACAGGAGTCACAGCTACTTTTGGAATCCAAGCGGGAGGTAAGAAGAAATCTAATAGTGATGGTGGTGGAGCAAACATATCTAAGAAGGATATGGAGATGCTTATAGAAAAAGCAACTCAAGCAGCACCTACACAAACTATTAAGTTAGAGGTTCCTGCAGTTAAAATTACATCATAGTCCAATGCAAAAAATTATAAATGCGATCGCAATATCGTCTGGTGTTGTATCTCTTGCCCTTATTGTTGGTGGGGTGGGTGTATATCTCAACCGAGGAAAAATTATTGATAACGTCAAGTCTCAAATCATGGAGCAAGTCTCTGGTGCACTTGGTGGAGCAATTGGTGACGCAGTTCCAGACCTAACAGGTCCTGCGATAGCACCACCTAAACCAACTTCAGTAGGACTACCTCCACTGCCATGATAGGTAAAGAGACACCTGCTATCAAATATGATAGAGCACTGACTCTATTTCAAGAGTCAGTCTTGGAACCTAATCATCAGTTACGAGGGTGTGCCCATAACCAAGGGTGCTTTGATGAACTGATGGAGATCAGGGAGCATGTCTTGGAATATCTCAAGACACTAAGAGAGGTCACACATCATACCAATCCAGATGAGAGTGATGATCTTGAAACTGCTAAATTGATTGAGGTGAAGGATAAGGTTGCTGTTGATATGATACAAGCAGAAGTGGATATGATTAATAAAATGCCATGGTGATGTATGAATGGACGACTAGACAAGGTTGCTATGACCAACAAACTTATGCAACTCAAAAGAGAAATACATTATAAATGTGAGATTGGAGAGAAGGGTCAAGGGTACTGCCAAGGAGCAAATGATTATCTAAATAGAGTACTTGATGTACTTGATGAGTATTGGCAATGACTATACCAACCCAAACTATTAATGACGTTAATGTTAGGAACATAAACATTCCTAATGTTAACGTTTTTAATTATGATCTACCAACACC